TTACGGGAGAGTTTGTAGAAAGTGTATTTGTCTTTCCGTTTTAGGAAAGATTCTTGAGATACATTGGTTTTGCCATTGTATTTAAAGTAATCATATGAGTCGGAAGTAAAATGTAACTTTAAAGCATTATATAAGGCAAACGATGCAAAGCCTGTATTTTCGGTCATATTGGTAGTTTAGAACTCTTTTTCAATAAATTTAAATCTTGTGCTTCATCTTTAAGTTTTGCTTTGAGTGCTGACGATACTAATGTTGCAGCAACTTCAATTTCTAATCCAGATTCTTTACAATGATGGCAGATGGCATCCATAAGACCAAGGCGTTTCTCAATTGCCATCTGCTCTATCATCATACTAAAAGTTCTAATTTCTTCACGGGTTGGCATATTAAATGTTTTTATAAAAAATGTGATTACCTATTTTCGTAACAACTTTGGTTTTATTCCAACCAGGGTTGACATAAACGGCATGGTAATATAATGCGTTTGATTCAGCAATTGTATCATGTAAAACCGGTTGTGTCAAGGCTCTTTTAGCAATATTATTTGCTTCTTCCCATGCATACTTGTCTTTTACAAACAATTCTTTTACCATACAAGTCCAAGAAAACTGGCATACAGTCCTTAAATTTTGGTCAGTAGTCTTTTGATATACAACTGAACAAATATCTTTTGGATATTTTGGATCATTTACACGATTCATAGTAACCTGTGCAACGGCTAATTTACCTTCATATGATTCGTGTCCCGCTTCATAGTAAATGTTTTTAGCCAAGCAATCTACTTGTTTCTTGTAATCTTCACTTACCTGTTTTTGTGTAACAGAGGTAATAAATTCTTGTGAAAGTGTTGGTGCGGTCCAAATTAATGTGACAGCAAGTAATAATGCAGTTAATAAATTAAACTTCTTTAGATTGATATTAAACATCATATCTCCTTATTGATTACGACCGATAATCTGGTCTTGGTCTCCATTGGCGAATTTGATTTTATAGTGTGGAGTGTTAAAAATATCGGTGAGCGTCACCGGCGATATTGGCAGAATCCTTATTGCATCAGATCCAGAGTTGTATTTTTATAAGCAAAATCCTTTTAATATATTTAATGTATGTATCTATTATATAGGCTCGGAGTCGATTTTTCAATCTTATTATGGTAATAATGACTAGATTATCTGTATCCGGATAGGCGAGGAGAGCATACAAACGTGGCTTGATAAGGATTTGGTTTAGGATTAATATTATCGTCCACTAATGCCCGAATGTTCCAACCAAAGTTCCAATACAGACATTTTGAGAATCCAATAGGTTTAACCCAAGTAAACTGGAACAATGATCCTGCTCTTACAAAACACCAACCCGCTTTGGCATTATCATTATCTCTAATTTTGTTATCTCCAACAAAGGTGGCTGGTGTTGTACCATCGATATATTGTAATCCAAAACTATATGCTGGATTTCGGATCAACCATTTAACTTGACTGAGATAACTTTCACCATTGATGAGAATAAAAGTATCATCACCATATAAAGAATTGTCTGGAGTTTGTAACCAATTCATCCAATTTGGTAGTCTTGGTCCTAATCCCCATGCACTGCCGTTATTTAAATATCCTCTTTGTTCTGTTGCGAACAGAGGTAAAATTGGTGCCAACAAATATGCCAATACTAATATTGGTAAATTAATAATTGATAAGAATATAAAATAGATCATTTTTGTTCCTGATAAAATTTAATTGCTTTGACCAATCCCGATATATGGTCAGCGGTTTTTTGTTGAAATAAAAGTGGTTGTTCATCTTCCACAGCCATGATAATTACTAGATTGTCAATTGGTTGGCCAATCATTTCCTCATACATTAGAGCATATGCGGATGTTTGCCAAAAATAATCTTCAATGTGTGAAATGTGTTTAATCTTCTTGGAAGTTTTAAAATCGATAACTGATAACTCACCATCAAACTCACCAATACAATCGACCCTACCCGCCATTTGTAATTGCTTGGACCATAAGGCACACTCTTGATAATGTATGTTATCAATACGATTTAATAATGGTTTAAGTGAACGGAACATTTCAACGGCATCCGGCATAATATCACCTAATGATTCATTGTTTAGATATCGTTCACACAATGTATGTACGTTGGTACCACGAGAAGTTGCTTTCTTCGATACACGATTAGCTTCTTCTTCACCAACTCTTTTACGCCACTCCATAATGGCCTGTTTCTTCTGAGCACCAAGAACTGTGGTAACGGAAGGTAACCTTGTACCATCTTCTAATGTATAATATCTTTTACCATCAGGAAAAGTTTCGGATTTTAAGTCAGTAAGGACTTTAGGTGGACAAAAATTAAACATTTTTATTTTCAATCGTTATTAGTTTGTTTATCTCAGGTAAATAAAGATATTTAATATCTGAATTCCTCAATGTATGTAATGCATCCTCAATAGTTTCAACTAAAGGTTCTCCTGCCAAATTAAAACTGGTATTGAATAAAATAGGCACACCAGTTTTACTATGAAACTCTTTAATTAGGTTATAATAGTGTATATTTTGTTCTTCTGTAACCGTTTGAATTCGGCAAGTATTATCAACATGAGTAATTGCCGGAACAATATTTTCTACACCACTCTTTACATTAACAGCATACATCATAAATGGTGATTCGGCAAGCCCTCGCATGTCAAAATAATCTTGTGCATATTCTTGTAAAACAGTACCAGCAAAAGGTCTAAACCACTCACGATTTTTTATTTTGTTTACAATATTTTTACCATCAGGATGTCTAGGATCAAATAGTAGTGTTCTATTACCTAGTGCTCTTGGTCCGCCTTCGGAAGAACCTTGAAACAAAGCAACCAATTCACCTTTTAATATCAATTCAATAATATCCGAATAATTTGATTCGGTAGAAACTTCACCATCTTTTAATTGTATATCATACGATGGTTTTGGTCCATAATAAATGTTATCAATTTTTCTAATTGTTGTATCGCCTGTAATTTGATGCCATACCTTTTTGGCAGCACCGATGCTTACACCACCATCAGATGAATTGGGTTCAATATAGAGATTAATATCTTTAGGTAAATGGTTTAGATAGAAATAATTAGCGACACAATTTAAACCATAACCACCAACAACAATAACATTTTTACATCCAGTCAACTCAATAGCTTTATTGATTAGTTTTAAAACCTGTTCTTGTGTAGCCCTTTGTAATTCATAAGATAAATCTGCATCGTTTTGAAAACTTCTTTCTAATCCAATTGGGGGTACGAATCCTGTTTTACTGAAGAATTTATTATTTGATAAATTTGGAATATTTGGATTTGGTTTTCCGTAAGAAGAAAGTCCCATAACTTTTCCTGCATCCATTTGGCCAAATCCCAAATAGGCAGATATCATTTCGAATTTCCACCCACAACTTATATTATTCTCTGAATGGTAATTCTCATATACTTTTGTAAACTTTGCTGGATATTCGGCAGTAAAGATGGATTCAATTTCTATCTTATTATCAACAACAGAACCTGCGCCATCAGCAACTATGACAACAGCCATATCAAAACCCGAATTATAAAAACTTTGTGCCGCATGCATTTCATGGTGATTATATGACCAATCATACACAACAAAAGGGTTTTTTGATTTTAGGTGTTTTTTTAGAACCATACTGTAAACATTCTCACCATGAGAATCATGATACCATTCAACCTGAGGTAAAGGTCCTATACCACTTAAAACTAAATGGTCAATATGGTCTGTATATTCTAAAGTTTTTAGTAGAGTGAAGTATGGAGTGAAATCACGTTTTTTTCTACTGAGGCGCTCTTCTTCTAGATGAAATATTATTTCTCCATCTTTTAAAAGACAAACAGAACCATTGTGATGCCGACTAACTCCTAAAATCCACATACTACGATACCCACGAAACGCATGAATATCGTATCCCTTTGGTTATGGGAGTAATTCTATGTGGGTAAAGAAAATTTGAGGGGAATACAACAGCGTCACCAGCATTCAATTCAATTTTTTCATCATCAAATAAAATTAAATCTCCACCGGTGTAATCATTATTTAAACTTATCAATACAGTTAAGATAGGAATTCCTTTTATCACACAAACAAATATGTATTTTATGTGGTCACAATGTTTTCTCATTTGTGTGTTCTCATCATAACGATTAAAACGAACCTCACTAAAACCACTCCAACCAGAATACCATTCACAATTTAAATCTTTGGTTACATATTGGTTGGTCACATCCCAAATTGAATCCATTATTATTTTTTTTGTTGAAACATTATCGTAAGATATATGCAAATCATCATCATAACTTACAGTTCCACCATTATAAGCATATTCATGCTTGACCCATCTTTTATCATTTAATTGTTTTACTGTTTCTTCACATATTGATTTGTTGATGTGGTTTTTATACACTCCTACATAATCTATCAAATTCATTTTCATAATTTATTTTTCTATCAGATGATTCAATAATTTT